CGATACGTTGGCTTGTACCGGTATCTCCACGACTTTCGATTGCGCCATCAGATCACTCCGGGCTCGCGTTTCCGCTTGCGTCTCTTCCTGAGCCTACCCGCACCAACGGCCAGATCAAAGGCATCAAACAGGTCCTTGTACCTATGGCCGGGGAACAATACGAGATGCTCAATTAGCTTGGACTGCTCGGTCTTCTTGAAGAACACCCTCTTGTTCTCGAATATCGCACTGAGCTTCCAAGCGCGTGTTAGTTTGTCCCTGTGCTGCGTCTTGGGGCGGACTCGGACTCCAGGATGATCGTCCTGGAGTGTTTGATACTGTGCCTCCTGATACTGTTGCGTCTCCACGACGATTCGGATGGGGTCCCACTTCTCGTGAAACTCCACAATCTTCTCCGTCTGGGCCTTGAAGCGCAACTGCTTCTCATAGTAATCCAGGACGTAATACGCCGATCGGTCCCTAGTAGTCCCGATCACCACTATGGCGAACTTGTCGGCCGAGTCCTTTTCCGAGATAGCCAAGTCCACCCCCATGAACACCTGGAGCTTGGACGCCGGCGGGAACTCACTTGGGTCGATTTGCTGGCAATCGTCGTATTGGAATATCTCGCCCTTCATCGCCTCCGTGTCGCACTGGTACTGGGCGTTGTAGATGATCAGACCGGCCTTTGCGCGCTTGTCCAAGAACCATCGCGCCGGATAGCGCTCCGGCCACGGACTCCGACCGGTCTCATCCAGCCCGGGGACGATATGGTGTGCGCTCTTCAGCTCGTTTGCGATGAGATGGCCGTACAAGTCATCCCAATGGTATCGCGTGCCTTGTCGGTGGTGCTCGCCGCGGTGCGGTACGTTCGGCGATGGAGGCTCAATCGTTGGGTCCAACGTCTGGTAGTACCAGGTCCGCGTCTTGTTACGTTGGTGGAGCGTCCTGCTGTTGTCCTCGTCGACCAAGTCGTCGGAGATGGCGACGTCATAGTGCTTGGAAACGACTGTGCCCTCAACGCCGACACAAGTGATGGACGACTCCTTGGCCGTGGACGTCCGTGGCAGCACCTCAATCTCGCGGTTGTCCCACTTGTTGACCTTGCGAGGGTCATAGTACGACCCGAACAACTCGATGAGGAGGTCATTCCCCTCGAAATGTGACTTGATCTCCTTCAGGAAGGATTCGGAGTTTTGCGCCGTCTTTGAAGCCAGGATGATGCGTAGGTTCGGATCCTTGAGCAACAGATGGATTGACTTTGTGATCGTACAGGTCGTGCTTTTCCCCGCGCCTCGGAACGCCAACTGAAGGTTGTCGGGGTGCGCAAACTGGAAACGCATCATCGCGAGGTGGAACGGCTTCACCTCGTAACCAAGCACCGCCGTCGCCAAGATGTCGATGCGGTTGTTGCGTAGGATCTGCCGACGGAGCCACTCGTGGCCCATCTCCCGGCAATGGTTGTAATACTCTACCAGCCGGGAACGCTCGGCCGTATCAAGCGCCCGCTTCGTTGGCAGCGAGGCAACGGGAGCGCCCACGATCACCTACATGGTGTGGGCTGTGTCGTATCCGGCCACGAAAATGGCTACGGCTTCCCCTCCGGCAGGGGCGGACGACAGGGCCACGAACATGTACCGCCCTTTGACTTCAACGTCGAATTCGTACGGGACGCCCGCGCCGATTCCGGCGCGTGAGATGTCTGGGTTGGCCTGGATGTACTGCCCCAGCGTATCGTTCCAGAAGTACACTTCCACGTCCGGGTCGCTGGCGCCAATTCCGGCCCCTTCAATCACGGTGTCGTCGATGGGCACCACTTGGATGTTTGCTAGGCGATGTTCCGCCAGGTTGATACCGTCGCCCTTGTTGGTGAACGGACCGCTATCTGCCGCAGAGATGACTCGATACAGCTGATAATTCGGGGAAAGTTGGACTGGGAGCATGGCGAGTCCTCGGAAACGACGTCAGCGTGCCCCGGCCGTGTTTTGGGATCGAGGGGCTCCGGCCGGAGCACGCCACGTCGAGTGGTTATTCCTCCGCCAACCAGTGGACCAGCTCGCCGGAGGCGTTGATGTCGGTATCGGCGCCGATGGTGAACCCGTCGGACAACGGAGTGATGCCGCCGCTCGTGACAAGGCTGATGTCCGTGGCGCCTGCGCCCGAATCCACGACCTTCTGCATCGATGCGTCAGCCATCGTGTCTTGCCAACGGCCGATTGCGTTGCCGCCGACGTTGAGCAGTTCAACGCGGCGTGGACGGAAACCGACCGTGCGCACGTTGATTGCCGAACCCGTACCGGTGACAGCGCCGGTCTTCCGTCTTGATACACCTGAGCTCATTTCACCTTCTCCTTGGTTGGTGCCGCTCCTTGACAGCGCCTGGGACGAACCCAACTCAGACGCCTGCTGCTTTCGCCGCTGGGAACGATCTGTATGTACGCCATAGTATATCGGCCTGGAGCGGTACGAGCTAGAGGGTTGTTCCCGCTAACAATCCCTATGCTCGGCGAACCAACCTGTGATCTTGTCGTGAATCGGCTTCCAACGCCAACTCATCTTCCAATATGCCCAGCCGCAGAAGATACGTTGAAGGTGTGCCTTGGCGGCCCTCTCGTCGGTCACGTGATTGCTGATGAGCACGTCGTATCCTTCGGCATACCCTCTCAGCTCGGCCCAAACTCGAAATGGAGCTGGCCAAGGCCCAAGCGCCGCGATAGCGAGCAGAGACCAGATGGCAGGAGGATACCAAGGCGTTGCCATCGCCACAAGCGAGAGTAGCGCTAGCACCTGCGGGAACAGGTACGCCGGGAACCAGAGAGGCCCGATCGCCTTCTTGTCATAGACGTGTTGAGCCTCGTGGACCACGATGGCCAGGTCAAGCACGCCTCTCTCCCCCAACTCCCACGGGGAATACACGGTGGACCCGATTGTGGTGACGAAGTGAGTCATGAAGCGCCGATTCCATATCCACATGAACGAGATGGCGTACAAAGTCCACATGAGCCAAGAATCGCGTTTGGGGAGGACTTCAAACTGCCCCAAGTTGTCGCGTGCGTCCTGAATCGCGCGCTTCACCTCGCGTCGGACGCCATCAGCGCTTCCAGTAGTCATTGTCACAATACTCCTCGCGATCACACCACTGCTTCGGGATACGGTACCCCGAGCCAACCTTGAAGTCCGGACCGCCGTCGGAGAGCTTGAGAGTTTCCCGCGCCCACACGCCAACTGCTTCCCACACGGCTGAGCCCGGGTCGGCAATCCGATCTTTGGAAGCTTGACGGTGTGCATAGATGTGCTTGATGTGCCCGCCGTGACGTGCCGCCTCCTTACACAGCCAATCCACGACCGCTTGTGCCGCCTTGACTTGCTCCGGAAGGACGATGTGTGGTCCGCCTCCGGCCTTCCAATAGGTGCGGTTGTCCCCCTCGATGCCTCGGAAGTTGCCTTCAATCTCGATGCCGATTGAACGCTTGTTCAGCGAGTTGGCGTGGTACATCAACGACGTCGGCGGGTTGATGGCATAGATCATCGGCCGCCCATCCACGCGCGGAATTCCGATTTGTGCCCGGAGCGACGCCCAACCGTTTGGAGACGTCGGCATTCGGCATCCCGTCTGGTGAAGCACGATGGCGTCGATGTTCTTCCACAGACGCTCTCCGTGCCGATACTTGCCGGAAACTCCGCGCAAGTCTGCGCATTCGATGCCGTGGACCTGCGGTAGAATCAAGCGCCGCGACGCCGCGCTGCTTTCACACAGCAGGTCCACTAGCGCATCAATCGGGTCGTCGCTGTCCAACTCCTCGTTCGGACCAAGATCAAATCCGACGTCCCGAGCGAACTCCTCCAACGCCGTCCACCCTTCCAACCCCAACTCTCCGTCTGCGCCGTACTTGGGCAGCTCGTACCCCAACTGCATCAGAGCTTTCTGGACGGTTTTGACTTGTTGGCTGACTTCACCGAACTTGATGGTCATGACTCCTCCTTGACGCGCCGGCGACCGGCATGACGCCGTGATGTTTTTGATCTGGCCGTTTTGGTGGGCTTGGCCGCCTTGCTACCGCCTTCAACGGAGCTGCCGCCGAGAGACACCTTGGGACCGTAGTGGGTCGGGCTTTCCGGCAACGCCATGATATCAACGTCGCCGTACTCGCCGACCATCTTGTTGAGCGTGTTGATTTGCCCCATGACGGCCTTCTTCAAATCAACATCACTCATCTCCGCCACGAGAATGCCCGCAACTAGCTCCTTGCGTTGGGGCTCCTTACGGATGATCCCAAACTCCTGCCCCCTTGCTATGATCTTGTCCAGGATGTCGGATCGGAGGCGGACCGCACCGACCACGGCGTTGTACTGCTTCTTGTCGTCCAATCCGCTCAAAAGCCTGTCGAGGCGCAGGATGTTCCCGGTTTGCTCGATCACATACTCCACGTACACGTGCTCACGTTTCTTGCCCCGAATCGAATCGGCCCGCTGTTCCAGCATGAAACGACGAGCCCGCTGGAAAGTCTCGGAGTCGATCCCCAAAACGTCCATGATCTCGGACTCTGTGGAGCCGCGGATCATCTCATCGTAGATGGTGACCGCTAGCTCCGTCAGGTCCTCTTTCGTGAGCTTCATGTCTCGATACTAGCGCCGAACTTCAATTGGAGGACGGGTCGCCGCCCGTTCTACCTCCCGACTCCCCATCCCTGAAGATGCGTCCGACCGCTACACCAACATCCTCGTCGCCGAACTCGACTTGACCGCCGCCTTCCTCCACCAACCTGCGCACCTGTTGACGAGCCCGGAGGTTGGCAACCTGCTCGCCCTCGTTTTCCATTGCGACGGCGATGTTGTACGCCTGTTGTGCGATGGCTTCGGCCGAAGTCTCCGCTAGCACTTCCGGATCCGTACGATCCAAGATGCTCTTCAGCACCACGGACGCATAATGATCGCGACGATTCTGTTGTAGCAACTGCGCCATAGCGGCCTGTTGCCTTGCCATGACGTCCATGTGCTTGACGATCGGCTCGACCGCCGTCTGTAGGAGCTTGTCCTGTTCAACTCTTACTGTCTTGACCAACAGCTCCATGAACTGTGTCGCTTGCTCTGGTGTCATATGGTGTGCCCTTTCAGCAGATTGCTGTGGAAACCGTGTTCAACCGTCGCCCCCGTGCCCTCCGCTGTGGACGGAGTCGGCGGCTTCCTTGGCGCAACGGTCGGCGTCCCCTCGCATCGTCCAACCGGCTAACAATCCGTAGCCGATGGCGATGCCGAGCACCAAGACCACGAACCACAACTTGTGCTGGGGTGGATCCGGACGTCGCTGGATCACGCCGTTGGCGGCATTCAACGCCCGTTGCTCATTCGTCATCCAACTCCGACTCCAGTCGTTTCGGTAGCTTGTGGGTGGCGGCGTACGTGACCAAACCCTCGGCTTCCCCGATTGTGAGATGGAAACGTTCCATAGCGGCTTCTTGGCTGCCGGACGTCAGCAACATTCGGTGCACCCGAGCCGCAAGGATAGCGTGCGCGTCCCTCATCGCCCGGGCCACGGTTGACTCGCTCGTGTTCAGAGCCCGAGCCAGTTTGGAGTTGGATGCGCCCTTCTTGTGCTTGATCGCGTACAAGCGATCCCTCTTGCTCGGCGGGATGGCACAAGAACGGTACGGGATCAAGCGTCCGGCTCCGTTGCTCCAAGTTTCCCCAACCGCTATCTTGTAGATGGCCATGTAGCCAACGCCGACTTCGGACGCTATCTCCCGGAGCACGCGCCCGGACCGGATGTCTTCCTTGATCCGCTTCACCTGCTTCTCGGTGAGCTTGGCGGCGTGCGAAGCTTCCCCGCAACGTATCGGCGGGTTTGCCATCAGCTAGACGGCTCCTCGGCTCGTTTCCGTACGATGTGCCAACTTGTCGGGCCAATTTGGAAACCGGCTTCCCAACCGCAGATGAGCAACCCGCGCACGCGCAGACGCTTGAGCGCTCGATACGTCTCGTTGTACATGTCGCGCTTGAAGTGCCTCTCGACGCACCTGACGATTGAACCGAATGACAGGCCATCCTCCTTGCCCAACACATCGAGCACAACCATGTCAACTTCCTCGTCCCTCGGTTCTGACACGTTCGTCTCTTACCCAAGGAGACACTGGTGGGCTGATTCAGCCGCGCACTTCCCTGTATGTGGCGTGCTTGAGCGGCCCCTCGTTGCTCACCAGTGGGGACAGCTTGGCGTCCTTCATCACACGGGTCAACGGGACGCTATCGCCGTCCACGATCATCAACTTGTGGACGAACCGAATGCCATGGCTGTAGTCGGCGTACGAGACGATATGCGTACCAAAGTTCGGAGCCGGCCCCTGTATGGGGGCTCCGGACGCCTTGAACCATCCGTAGATGCCAACGCGAGTCCCGGGCGCTATCGCCGGATGTACGACGCCATCATGCCCTCGCTTCTTGGGGCGGCCTTCCAGCCCCTTGCCCACGACCACGTTCTTGAGGTGCCCGGCGGTGAGCACACCTTGGAGATACTCACGATTGTCGAATTGCTTCTGTATCCGTTCGTCCTGTATCGGCCAACGATTTGTGACCATCATGCTCTTGTCGTACGGAGGTCCCCAAGGACGAGCCGACAACCTTTGTGGAGCGGCCTTGTAGATGTCGTCGACCATCTTCGAAGTCGGCAACTGCCCGTCGATCAAGTCACCGATCCACTCGGCCGTAAGTGGGGCGATGCGCACACGTAGAAAGTCGCCATCAGTACCGATGCTGAAGAAGTCTGGCAGGACGTAATAGCAGCCGGAGATACCCGTGTGCTTGACGTTGATAGGCAGCCATGACTGTATGAACTCAGGGACGTGGCCCTCCTTGACAATGTCGAGGATGGCTGCTTCTCGTTCGGCACCAGGCGTGGATGGTATCGAGAGCAACAGAGCGCTCGCCGGCTTCTTGCCTTGCGACGCCGCCTCGTTCAAAGCAAACTTCAACCCCGGCATTGACAGTCCTCCTCGTTCTTGGTTGCCAACTGCTCCGCCATCTCTATGATGAGACGCTTCACCACGACACGAGCGGACGAACGCCAAGAGCGTGCGCAGCGTTTGTCCAGCTTCACCAGGATCGAAACTCGGTTGCGATACACACACAGCAACGCATCCCCGTTCCGAACGTCCGGTGATGTTGTCCATCCCGGTGGGAGTAGGTCCAGCACCGTATGTGCCAGAGCATACATGCCATGCCGATGGTTCTCGGCTTCAACGTCATTGGGGTCCGCCGGAGGTTCTATGGCTTCCAACTCCGACCTTGTCAGGGTGCGCGTGTGTTCTGTTTCGTCCATAGAGCACCCGTCTCGTCATCGGCCCAAAGCGACCAAGACTCCGTGGCACCAGAGCGGATTACGCTCACGGATCCGGCGCTTCGCAGCCGAGCGGGTTCTGGCGGTTGATAGTCCGACCAAACCGGACCTAGCTTGGCGTGATACAAAAAATACCGATCCATTCCAACCAGAGAGAGTCTAACTGGCGCCCCTGTCTCTCGCTGAATTGGCGCACAACGCGATAGGATCTCCGCATGTCCGACGCCCCCGAATTCCCGTTGCCCGATGACCAATTTGCCGGCGGGTCCAGCCTGACGAACAGCGAAGGGTTGGTGCGCGTTCTGAATGCCTTCGATTCCCGTTTGTCCGCCAAGGAGGCGGAAGGGACGGAAGTGGAACAATCCGATTGGTACGTGGATGGCGTCAACGGGGATGACGACAACGATGGCGCATCTTGGACCACGGCGCTCGCGACCGTCGGAGCGATTCGCAAGAAGTGGGGACGTTGGGCCCGATTCGAGGACCAGAACGCCGTCACCATCCACATCGCCTATGCCGTCTACAACGAAGTCCTGGACCTGAGTGGATGGTTCTCCGGAGACAACTCGATTGTCAACATCATTGGATACCCGAGTGTCGTCCGCACAGGCACCGTTGGCACTTTTGAATTCCCGCTGAACGGAGCACCCAACGGCCGCCCAGGAACACTCACAGACCCATCGGTTGTGGATTGGACCGGAGATCACGGATACAGAGTCCATTTTGATCCCGAAGGCAGCAACGATTCCGTCTCGTTCATCGGCAACCACCCAATCAGCGGCACTTCGGAAGCTACGCTTGGAGCGGCCGTCAAGTCCAGGGAGGACTCCGGCGGAGCCTCCTTTCAATCCGTGTCGTCATTCCCAGGCGGCACGTCGTACGCCATCGAAGCACTACCGACGTTTTTGGGCCTGAACATCGATGCGGCACGATACCATGTCGGCAGCGGCGGCAGCAACACATCCGACTCGTTCTACATCAAGCATCTGGCGTTCAGCAATCCAGTCGGGACGACGCAATTGAAGGCCACTTCACACGGTGAAGCCAGTTGGTACCAACACGCCGCGGTGCTATTCTATGGGTGTCAATTTGAAGGCAACTTCTACCAAAGTGCTGCTTCATTCTATGGTTGTGGCTGGGCGCGAGCAGGCAGCTCCAACTTGCAGCCCATGATATTCTATGATTCTCGTGTGAATGTGCGAGGTTGCATTGCCAGCGGCGGGACCTTCAACAACTGTATCATCGAAGGAATCACAGGGCCGGAAGGGGCCGGATACACGCAATTCTCCGGCACTTATGTGAATTTCAAGCGCACCAAATCGTACAGCGGCAGCACCCTAAACTTCGGCGTGTTCAGCAGCGCAACCAAAGGCGTGATCAAGATTGATCCCGACAGCAGCATCCACTTCGGCCGCATATTTGGATCCAACTACAGCACATCAGCGGATGCATACGCAATCGCGGTAGCCGGCAAAGCTTGGTTCAAGAACGGATGGCCCCGGAAATATCCAAGGGCCCCAACGCTAATACAGACACAGGTTGGGGCTATCTGAACCCCGTGGACGGCCCCGACTATGGCGACATACCAATTGAATCGTCCGTAGCGACGGAAGGGTTCACGGCCGGCCTGTACCTCGACCCCACCGTGTATTAGCCTATTCCTCTTTGGGCGGCCACGGGTGGACAGCGGTCTTCACATATTCGTCCGGTTCGGCCTCGATCATCCCAAGTGCCACCTGGCGAATCGTCGTCCAAACGTACGGATGCCGGTCGAAAGTGGCTTGGGGTTTCAAATCGATCACGACCAGCACACCTCTCCCCTCGGTCGGCAGCCCATCGACACGTCGCCCGAACACATCCACCAGTTCTCCAAAGTCCACTTCAGAGTAGAATGTCACGCTGTCGGCAGCAAGTGACGGAGAACATTTCATGGCAACGCCTCGGACTTCCGCCTGTTCTTCTCGTTCCATTCGGCGGCCCACTTGGAGCATTCCGCCGCCGGCCGCTCGATCAGCCGCGTGCAATGAACCCCGGACGAACCGACGTCGCCTGAACACAGCCAGACCTGATCCCGACCGTCCGCGATCGTCCAAGCCCCTTCCATGCCCTTCCAAGAATGAACGGGAGCTAGACAATCTGGCGGTTCCGGCTTGCTCCGGAACGAGACGCCGAGTTGGTTGGCTACCAATAAGGCCCCCACCAGAAGCGTGAGTGTGAATGCTACGATGTTGCCCAAAGCGACCGAACGCTTCAGGGCCTTGACGTCCTTGGGGGTCATTCGTCCTCCATTCTTGCCAACAACTTCAAGCAAGTCTCCGCCAACGTATCCACCAGCACCAACGCCTCCCTCAAAGCAGATTCACCGCCAACCGACAGCTGGTGCCGAGTCGCCAGGCGGTCTCTGTCAATCTCCGCTCGGAGCCGAAGTCTTCCGTTGACGATCTTGTCGGTCAATCGCTCCATCTCAGACGTCGTCACGGCGTCTTGCTTGAACGGCTTGCACCAAGACGTCCTCCCGCAGTACAAACACGGGCTACTCGGACGTTCAACGATTCGTCGTTCAGCGTTGCAGACGGTACAGCGCCAAACTCCTGCGGCCGTATTGCGAGCGGAGTCGTGCCAAGGATCCGGGCAAGGTTGGACTTCCCCGCCGCACTGTACGACAGGGTGTAGCTCTGGACTTTTGGACTCACACCTTGGGCAACGGTCCGACATCTCAGGCGTCCTCCTTGGGTTTCAGCAAGGCTATGCCTCTGCTCTCCTCGTCCGCCTCGATGGCCATCCAAGACGAACGAAGGGCCGTAGAAGCGACCTTGAA